GTGTCGATGACGACAAAGTCTATGTCATCACCATGTGATACGATGTAGTCCATTGCAGCTTTGAGTCGTGGCAATCCATCAACTACAATACTCAATGCTCCATCACAGTAGCTGGTGCCACCCTTCAGCTCGCCGTCATACGTGCCTTTGACTTCTGTGTCGATAATCAAATGGCGAGGTAGTTTAGATACACTTGTAGTCTTACCTACCTTAGGTTTACCGTAGAGAAATAAGCGGTGTGGACTTTGTGCTGCCTTAGTCAGTCTTGGTTTTACTTCCATTGTTATTGTTGTATGCTAAAACGTATGCGAGATTCATTCTAAGAGAAGTCAAGATACGACTGTAGATATGCTCTATATGCTTTGGGTCATTCAAAATATCATAGCCCTGTAGTGTATAGAGCCTATTGTGAGGAATGATTTCTATGTTGTCATCCTTCAGATAATGCTTGACGATACTACCTGGTAGCAAGAGAACCGCTGACATAACTGAATCCTCAAAGGGGTCAGTGTCTTTATACGATTGGTACCGCTTAATTAGGATAGTGCCGTATGGCACCTCAATTTCAGCCTCCGTATCGGGGACGGGATCCTTGAGCATTTTCACTTGGAGCGTCCCAGTCTTCGAATGTTCCATGTCTAAGATTATTTTTAAGTAGCACGATACTAGCCTGACCGTGTCGGTTCTTTAGGCAGTGTAGTGCTATTAGATTTTGGGTGGGTATGTTGTTTCTACCATAGTGAGTAAGCCCTAATAGACATGGTTGGTGTATTACCATTACCACATCAGCAGCATGGTACAACTGTTTGCTACCATGTATGTCTGTCTTCAAAGGGTAGTGCAACGCAGGACTATCTGGGTTCCGTCTTTGCTCACTTTCTATCTTGTCGTTAAGCTGTGACAGCAACAGTACCATAACACCATACTCTTTACGTAGTTGGATAAATAGCTTACCCAGTTCAGCAAGAGTCTGTACTTCGTTCTCTCCATTTACAGGAGTAACCAGCAGTGTGTGGTCTAGCGTAACAACATACTTATTGTCCGGATGCGCTTCAATGAACCGCCATATAGCATCTGCTATCTGAAACCTGTTGCCAGGTGTCTCAACAAATGATACGTTGGGTTCATTGATTTGCTGAATCTTGTCATGAACAAGAGTCTTCTCTATATCCGTAAGAGATTGATCGGCTTGCAACATCTTGTCTAAGCCAACCTTACTAAGGGCAGAGACCCTACGCAGTATCTCCATCTCAGCACTCATCTCAAAGGTGAAGTGCAGAATCTTAGTAGGCTTATCTCCGTTTAAAGCAGGGCTGGTGAAGTCACGGATAAGGTTGTTTAGAAACATACTCTTACCGTGACCACTAGCTCCTGCAATTACATACAGCATACCATACTGAAATCCTCCTAACAAAGACTTGTTGACCTTCTGCCAGCGTGTCTTCAGCACAGGAACAGAGCCGTTGAGGTAGCATTCTATACTACCCCCGGCTCGTTCCAATGCTTCGTGCATAGGTAATATCTCCAGTGTGGATTTATCCATCAGAGTATGCGTTCGTGTGGCATCTTCTCGTCAGGTTCCTGTGCCATAATTTTCCATATATCTACAAAAGCTTCTGACTCAAGCCACTTATCGATACGTTGATTGATCAGCTTATTAGCTACAGCATATTCTAATGCACTCAAGACTTCCTTGTGGTTGTATATAGTACCAATGTTTTGGTGGTACCAACGCACAAGTTCTTCCTTGTTTACACTCTTAGCAGGAACTTTCTTGCCTTGAATATTTATGTAGGGTGGGTATGCGCCCCAGAACTCTTCGCCATCTTGCTTAGTTGCACTGTAGAATAGACGAGTGAACTTAGCTGTGACTTCATAGTAATCTGCAAACACATTGTCACCTGCTGGATTGGTGTTGACTACCAAACCTTTCTCTTCCAAATCCTGAAGGTGTTGAGGATGGAAATGAAAGCCTTCTTGTGCAACCTTATATAGCAGATCGAGCCTGCGTTCATATATGATCTGGCAAAAGAATAACTGTACAGGGTTGATGTCAAGCTTCAGCAGTACATCTACATATTTATCAAGCGCAGATACCATCGGTCACTTTGGTAAAAGTGTGAGACTTGACTACCATAAATAGGTTCTCCTTAATATCTGGTAGGGCTGCAACTGTATTGTATTGTTCATCTAGGTGAAGCTGAAACTTCCAAGGTAAGTCATCAGGCTCACAGATGTTAGACGTGATAAGCAGAAGGATTTCTGAGTAAAGCGTTCCCGACGAGACCGGAAATCTCTTGTAGGGAGTGGACGTACTGGACTCCAGTAGTTTTTGTTTGTCGCTTTTTAAGCCACTTTTCATCTTGGGTATCTCTCAAATAAAGGTTAACGATGACGCCAAGCTTATCCGGCTGGAACCGGATTGCTCGACCCGTACGCTGTAGGTCTTGACGTGGTGTGCTAGACCCACTGCATACAATAGCTAGCTCTATGCCATTAACATCAAAGCCTTCGTCCAAAGCACGTGCCGTATGAATGATACGTGTATCGGTACGAGGATCAGCAAAATCTTCTAGTATAGCTTGACGCTTATACTTAGTAATCTTGCTATGGTAGGCTTTACTCCATGGCTGTGTCTGTTTATCTAAGCTGACTGCAAAATTTACGCTTTGGCTAAACGTAATAGTTGGTACATCGTACATCTCAATGAGAGCCTTGGCAGCATCTTGTTTCGTAGTAGAGTTATATATAAATCTCATACGTGACTGCATTGCTCGGTGCCAGGCTCGTGCTTTATTCAGTACCTCAGTCTCATTCCAACCACTAAGAGTTTTAGTGTAGGTATATCTGTAGCTAGCATTTTGCATACAAGACATAGCGATGTTGAAACGATTATTGAATAGTGCGAAGTGCTTGTAGTACTGATCTACTATCTCCTTGTACTCTTTCTCCTCTTGGTCGCTCATTCGCAGACCTAGGTTAAGAACTAGAAACTTTGAGACATATGCGTTCTCAACAGCTTCCTTCAAGGTAACAGTATCTATAACTGGTGCGACCTTCTCAATGAGATAGTGCCGCATGTCTTCTCGGTCTAGTGTAGCAGTCAGCCCCAAGATATACTTGTAGGTTGCCTGCTCGAAGATCTTGCCGAAGACTTCCGAAGTATAGTTATGTATCTCGTCAAGTACAAGCAAATCACATGTGTGACTTCTCTTCACAGCAGTGTTGATGACAAGGACGGTGACGTTTGTAAGTCCCATCTCCTTGCACTTATCAGACCACTGCTTCTTTAGGTTAGTTGTCGGTACAATAACTAACGCTGTGCCATCTGGCTTCTGTTCATGTAAGTCCTTGAGTATCAGCAGAGCGACATAGGTTTTACCAAACCCAGTAACTGCCTCAAGTGTACCACGACGTCCACATTTGGTCCATCGTTGTATCACTTGCTGCTGTCTCTTCAGACGGTTCTGGTCAATCTTCATACTCGATTTGGGTGCCGTCGATTTCTTGCATTTCCCAATGCCATGCACCACCCCAGATATTACCATGTGGCATTTCTATATATGCTGTGCAATGACTGCCATCATTGATTTCACACAGATCGAATTTCTCGTAGATGTACCGGCTGAACTCATAGCCTATTAGGTGCTGTACTCCATTAGTTAGACGATACCAGTAAAACGGTGTAGCATCAGGCCTAGTAATGTTTTCACGTTCCTGTTTTTCTCCATGCCAATATTCGTGAGCATGCTCACCATATGAGTCTGGAGGATTGTAGGCGCCAACAGTACTTTTCAGTTTAGCAGCGCCTGCCACAGACAGGAAGTGTATCTCTTCTAAACCACCGCTATCTCCACAACCACTCCACTTGGCTTGGATTATGGGATAGACACGAGGGTCTATATCTACACGCTTATACAAGTCTTCAATTAGATCTAGTATTTCTCTCGGGATCTTTTCCATGATTAAAAAAAGAAATTAGGTTGTCTATCTGGTAGCCAGATATCCGGGTTATTACGGGTAGTCCAAGTAGTTCCGTACCACCAGCGTTCGCCCTGCCAAAACTTGGCACGAGCCTTTTTTAGAATGACGATAGCATCATCTACAGCACCAGTATCAAATACATCACGAGCTTCATGGAATAGCGGTAGAGCTATTTCCATACACTCTTTTTCATATACGAGACCGGTTCTGTCGAGCTGCTTCTGACATCGCGTAATCCAACTGCTGTAAATAGCACGGTGTCTAAACTTTGGCTGAGGTTTTGGCTTGGCCTTCTTCCTTTGCTTTATCTTCTGTTTGCATGTTGGGCATCTCTTCATCAGGCATATTCAATTTGGTACCGGTCATCCAGAACTTCTTCTTGATGTTCTGAAGCCAGTCCTGTACTGTTGGAATAAAACCTAAGTCCTCAATGATGTGCTGCTCAGCAATTAGTCGGACGGGAATCTCTACTCCATTAGAGTTAGTGACCGTTACTCCGAACTTTTCCTCGCACCAATACACTCCGAGACTATGATGCCGGAGAGCGCGGTGACTATGATCAGCCATAGCCACTTTGGAGGCATCAATCCATTCATGTATTGAGAGATAATCATTAGGAGAACCACCCCACTTACGTACAGTAGACAGAGAGTGATGATACGCATGAGCCATTATTCTTGACGTAAATGAAGCACAATAGATTCCTCAGCAATCCCGTGAGTCTTAGCATGCTTGATTAGATTATTTAAGTCTCGCATATAGCACAGCGTCTTGCGAGTACTCATGTCCACGAGATGATAGTATACCTCGTTGTTATTAGCCCGAGGATGACGGGCGCGGTAGACAGCAAATGTGTATGTGTCTTTACTACGGCTGCTGTCGATTAGTGAACGAGAAGTCTCAGCAGCATCTTTCAATGCCGCCTTGACTTCTGCCAGTTGTCTAATGTCCATTACAATTCAACACCTGTAACCCTGATCAGTCTCTTGGTGAGTCTATCATGAGTTTCTGCATATGTAGATGCAGAGCTACGCTTTAATGCTTCTGTGCAGTTGTTATAGAACTTCCACACGTTGCCGCGCAAGACTCCGTCAGCATCTACATAGCTGAAGTTATTACTCTCTGTAGTCTCACGCTTTACATCGCTTAGCATACGAGGGCTAATGATGTCATCAAAGTACAGTTGGCCTGCAAGCTTAGCAGTGTTATTGTAATCGATAGGCATAGATTTCCATGCCTTGCGAAGCTTCTTACACTGCTCAAACTTCTCCTGGCAACCACCAATAGCTTCTTCAAGCTGCGTTTGGATATGCTGCCACCGATCACGGTAATGGCGATACCTACCCATGGGGCCGTCAGACCACATCATTCCATTGGCACATACACGTACGATACTGCCAGTAGCAAAGCTTACTGCCTTGGTCTTGTTGTAGGAGTTCCAGAAAGCAATCATCTGGTCCATTTCCAAGTCATTGCTTTGTATATGCATACGGCACAGCATGACTTTACCACCAGCATCAGCCATGAAATCTTCATTGGTGATGTTCAGGTTGTGTGAGCTTACAGTATTTCTTACGAAATCATATAGTTCACGATTTGCTATCGGTCCGTACGTTCTCGTTGCTTGAGGCACGGGTACGTCGAACAGTTGTTGCTTGGTTGTTAATCCGGCTCGGAGTTGTCCTTGTCTGGGCATGGCTAAATAATTTAATGTATTGGGTTACGTCGTGAATTTCTGTCGTAATGTGCCTCTGTTGTAAGGGGGTTAGTGGTTCTTCTGAGGCAAGGAAAAGAACTAAACGGTTGAGATAGTCTACCCAATAAATCATACGTTGATGTTGGTTCATCGTGTAGTATGACTTCCTAGGCAAACGCGCTGGTCGGTGATAAGTTATTTGCTCCATTTCTGTGTAATCTGGACCTCTGCTTTGAGTAGGTCATTGCCCATGATATTATAGGCGGCTTGTTCCATTAATTCTTTGAGCTTGGTTGCCCATGTCTCTGCGTAGTAGTGAGGACATGTTGTATCAATCTGGTCATGAACAGTCATAACGAGCTGTACATCAAGACTGTTGTCATGGATATACTTGTGACATAGTACCAGTGCATGCTTAGTCATGTCAGCAGCGGTACCTTGGATAGGGGTATTCTTAGATACACGCTCAATCCTGCCCTTAGTAGCCATATCCATATAGCCAGGACTCCAGTCATCAAACCAACGTATACGACCCCAAGGGGCAAACGTTTTGATATGACCATTACGCACACCATATCTACTCTGATCGTCAAGAAACTTTCGGATGCTAGGGAATGCAGCAAAGTATTTGTCTATGAGTGTACTTGCTTCGCGCATAGTAATACCCATTTGTTCAGACAATTTCTTTGGCCCCATACCGTAGGCAAGACCAAAGTTGATACTCTTGACAGCAGTACGTAATGACTTATGGGAAGGGCAGTCACATTTTCTCTTGCCGGCATAGTATGCACAGTCGTCGAGAGCAGCCTGCTTCCAATCATCACCAAACACAAGCTCTGCGCAAACAGAATGCAAGTCATGTCCACTAGTCAAAGCCTCGTTGAATACAGGGTCTTTACTACCGTGAGCAATAATGCATAGCTCTTGCGAAGAGTAGTCAGCTGATACAAAGACACAGTCTTCGTCAGCTATGAAACAATTGCGGTACTTATTGTCGGCAGGTATCTGTTGCATATTTGGTTCTTTGCAACTGACACGACCGGTTCTCTTAATCTGAATAAAGCGAGGGTGTACCTTACCGTCGCTAAATACATTTTTTAGAAAGCTGTCACCGAATGATGACACTTTCTTACTTTTCTCCCTGTACTCCTTCATCAAAGGTGCTAAGGGAGTCTTGTGTAGCAGCTTACCAATTTCTTGGTCGCCAAAAGACAGTAGCTTAGAGTCGACGCATTGGAATACTCGAAGCACTTGTGCAGGTGAATCCCACCTAATACGAGTGCCTGCTACGTCTGTATCAG